GTCGTTGATGTTTGCAATGTTCTTATCGATCGCCGCTTGGTTCAGCCGGGGATCCGTCGGAGCGACTTTGCGAATGTCGTCGAGCTGTTTTTTGTATTCCTTGAGTGCCTCCGCGCGCTTTTGCTCATTGCTGTATGCGGATTTGGTCAGCGCATCCACTTTGCCAATGGCGACAACTGCATCACCCTGGGCCTTTGCCTGCTCACCTTCCCATTTTGCGATGTCAGCAGCTGCAGCCTTCTGGTCTTCCAGCATGTTGAGCTGGTTGCTATAAAGCTCGACCATTTCTTTCTGGTTTTGAAACGCCCCGACATCTCCGGCCTGAGCTGAAGCCAAATTGCGCCGAGCCTGCTCGATATCAGCGTCGATATCGGGCCGTCCGATGTTCCTCAGGTTATCCGCTGCCCGGGCGACAGCGTTGTAGCCTTTCTCCCAGAAGCTTAAGTTTTCGAGAATCCTTGGCGTGCGCTCGTTGATGGCGTCAGCGTATTGCTCCGTCGCCAGTTTGACCGCGCCAGCGTGGTCGCCCTGCTTCTCCAGCGCGGCTATCTGCGAATAGACCGACGCCGTGAGGTAGTGGTACTGCTCATTGAGGGCTGCGGATGCTTTGACAGGGTCGTCTGCCAGCTTCGAGAATTCGGCGACCGTTTCACTCACAGCTTTGCCGGTCGCTACCTGCATCGAAACTGCGGCCTGGGCGATACTTGCAAAGCTGTCGCCGGCGATCTTGCCATTGCCCGCCAGCAGCGCCAAAACTTCAGCAGCCTGGCCGGTCGTACCCACGATAGCGCTGACCTGGCGGGTCATTTCGCTGAGTTGCCCAGCACTGACCCCAGCCGAGTTACCAGTGAGGATCAGACCCTTGCTGTAGGCGTCTTGCTCTTCGCTGCCTTTGTAGTAGGAATAGGCGAGCGCGCCCACTGCGGCGGTGACGAGCGCGATAGGCGCCAGAATGGCAAGCAGACCGGCAGCCGATGCGCCAGCGCCCGCCCCCAACTGAGCCACCGCACGCACGCCGCTACCCCAGTCGCCGGAGGACAGCGCATTTCCCAACTGAACGACGTTTTCCTGAGCCTGACGCGTGCCCAGCTTCAGCTTGTCGAAGCAGGTCGCCGTTTTTTCGAGCTTCGAATAGTCCTTGTCGATCTTGCCCAGCGCGGAGTTGAATTCATCCTGGCTGATGCGGCCGGCATCCAGATGCTTGCCCAGGTCCTCGACCTGTTTGTCCAGCTTGGCAAGCGCCGCCTTCGCTGGGTCGATTGCACCCAGCAGGCTATTCAGCGCTTTCTGTTCATCCAGCGTCGACTTGGCCAGCGCCGCTTGCTGCTTGTCCAGTTGCGCGGTGATCTTGGTGAACTCGGCCTCGCCGTACGCACCGGTTTTGGTCAGCTTCGCCAGGTTCTCGCGCTGTTTGGCCAGTTCCTGCGTGGTCGTCGCGCCTTTCGACAGCGACTTCTCCAGCGCCTGCATTTCGTTCATCAGGCCGACGGCGGACTGCTCAGCACGATCACCGGCCTTGGTCAGCTTGTCGAGATCGGTCGCAGCGTTGGCGGCATCAGCCGAATCGACCCTGATGCCGAGTTCTGCAATGTTCATCGACTCACCTTGAATAAGTGCCCGTTCTCACGGGCTGTTGTCGCGGGCTTCCGCCATAACCGCGAGGGCTTCAGATTCCATAACGCGGATATCGTGGAACACGCCGGGGCGATCCTTCGCCGGGATGCCGACGAGCTTCATCACGTTGGGAAGAACCCCGTAATCGAGGCCGGTTGCGCCGCATGCACCAGTGCGCCACTGGGTCCCCATCGCATCCATAACGAGGAAGGACAACCAGTTGTCCGGCCAGACTTCAACGGTCTCGTCGTAGTCCTCCGGCGAGAAGCCGAACAAAGCCATTTGCTCTGCCGATCCTTCGGACTCATACAGCGCACGGGCGGCGGCGGTCAGTTTCCCAAGCGGGCCTTGCCGAAGGCTTCGCTGTAGGCCTTCACCACGGCATCCGATACGCCGATGCAGCTCTTCACCAACGCGGTAATCGATTCATCGCTGAGTTTGTCGGTGAAGCCCCAGGACACAACCAGGTCCTTGATCTGGTCGACACCCTGCTCAACCTCTGCAGCCGTGATCTCAGAAAGCGTCGGCTCAGTTCCCTTGAAACGCTCGCCGATGGCCTCCGCCCTTTCCTTCCAGGTATCGAACAGTTCAGCCAGTGCAGTGCGGTCACGGTATTTGAACGTGAACGGCACAACCGCCGGCTTGCCGCCGACCTGAGGGATAACCACATCGACAGTGAACGTCGGCTTCGGTGCGATGGAAAACTTCGGCATGGGAACCCCTTAGGCGTTGTAGCGGGTTGGGCGGGAGGCGAACGACAGAGTGATGGTCCGCGTCATGATGTTGTTGCGGCTCAGTGTCGGGGTCGCGGTGATCGACACATAGGCGTAGTAGTAGATGGTTGCGCCGCCCGGGAGGTTTGCGCGAATCAGCCGCGGCTCTTTATCTTCGTCGGCGGCTTCAACGAGTGCGACGTATGCCTGGGCTGGATCATCCGCCACCGGCAGGGTCATGCTGCTGGCCGACTTGGTGGTTGGCAGCTGACGGTCATCGTCGTCTTCGAGGAAGCCGTAGGTGAGGAACTGCTGCTCACCGCCGTTCGCCGCTGGCTCGGTGATTTGCGAGATCTGTGTCCAGCCCGAAGCCTCGCGAACTTTGCCGGCGCCGGAACCAGCCGGGTAATTTTTCACGCTGGTGGTGTCGATGCCTTCCGCCGCGAATTCGCCGGTGTCGGAGTCGATGACGCGTGCCGGGCGGCCGTTCAGCTTCGCCCAGGCGGATTCGATGACGATCACGTCGCCATCGGCCAGTCCGTGGGCTGCAGCAGTGAGGACCGCCGGCTTGGCATTGCTGATCGCGGTGAATGACTTGGCGGTGCTGAGGGTGGCCGCGATCTCAAAGGTGGTGCCGTTGGGAATCTTGACGCTCATGGGGTTTCCTCTTTGCAGAAATGACAAAACCCGCTCAATGGCGGGTTCCGGGTTGCCCAACGGGCGGGTTTAGTTGGTGTCGGCTCGGTACTGGAACGACACAGGGACAGTGAAGGTGGTGTCTTCTGGGATTCCAGGACCTGGGTCTACCGGGCTCATGGTCACCACGGTAAGCGCTCCTTTCGTGATGCGCTCGTACAGAGGGAACAGCACGGCAATCTGGTCGGCTATCGCGCCGGCCGCGCCGCGGAACTTGCCGGACGGTGTCACGATGCTGACCTGAAACACTCCGGTGAACAGCTTGTGGTCACCAGCGAGCGTGTTGCTCGCGGTGTCAGCCGGTAGCGTGAATGACTTCAGGTATGTGACGCCGTTTGGGGGCGTGTAGGCCTCGTTCTCGACGACGACCTTCAGCGGCACCGGTAACGCCTTCGCCCAGACGATCAACTTGGCTTCGTAAATCGAGGCGATGATGTTATGGCTCATGATTGGGATCTCGTCACCAGAGCCGGCAACTTCTCCTGCAACCATTGTTGCTGCGAGCAGGAAGCGCATTGATGCAGAAAGCGAGGAGGAATGCTCATTTGCATCGGTGCATCCTCCACACCAACCAATCGCCCTCCGCAGTCACATAAGCCATATCGAAGGAACGTGTGAACCGGAATTTCTTCGTACTTCATACCTGGTTGTTCCTGATGGCCTCCAGCACGATCTGTTGGAAGCGGGCCACGGTGATGCGGACCATGCCGCCCGGTGCTTGGGTCGAGTGTCCGAACTCAAGAGGAATCGCGTACGGCAGGTTATTGATGAGGTAGGCGGTCTGCCCGGCAGTGAAGTCGCTCACGGCTGAAACCAACGCGGCAATCGTCTCCTGGCCACCGGGGTCAACCTCGTCAAATGTGACGTTCTCGACGACATCAATCGAAAGGTGCCAGTTGGCCCGGAACCGCCCCCCGACGTACCCTTCTGGTGCAACGATATCCATCCCATCGTTCAGCTTGCGGCCCGGCTTAAATCGGCCCGCTTTTGTCAGGTTGGTGGAATCGCTGCGAAGGTCGCTGTTGTGATCGTCGACGGCCTTGTTGTACTGACGGGCCACGGTGTTCTGCGCCCAAATCTCCGGGTTACCCACCGGTGACATCCGGATGACGCTACTGCCGACCTCGATGATGATCTCGCGGAGGCTGGCGTCGATGGCTTCCGTGGCCTGGGCTGCGAATTCGGCAAGGCTCAACGCGAAACTGCCGGATTGTCCGGCGCCGGCCCGGCTCACGATCGCACCTGCATCTCATACAGAATCGGCGTGCCCGCCGGGTTGATCTCTTTCAGCGGCGGGACGATTGACCAGGTGCGGCCTTGAAAGATGATTTTGTTCAGCAGATCA